AACATCACAGATTTGGAGCATTTCCAAAGCCGAACAAAGTAGCGATACTATTTAAAAAACGTTACTCAAAATTACCGATGATTTTTTTAAGTGGAACACCAACTCCAGAGAGTCACTCACAGTGGTTCAATCAATTTTGGGTTTCTGATTATTCACCATTTAAACAATATACCAATTTTTATAAGTGGGCAGTTGATTATGTGAATGTAACTCAAAGGAATATCGGTTACGCTATAATAAAAGATTACAGCCAAGCAAATGAGTCATTAATCAAACGAGTTTTACAGAATTATATTATCACTTTCACACAAGCTCAAGCAGGATTTACAACTTCGGTGCAGGAAATGATACTTGAGTGCGAGATGCAACCTATAACTTATGAGATTATAAAACGATTAAAGCGTGATTTAGTTGTTAAAAATTCAGATGGTCAACTAATTTTAGGTGATACAGGTGTAAAATTGATGCAAAAGATACACCAACTTAGCTCAGGAACGTGTAAATTTGAGGATGGAACTAGCAAAGTAATCGATTTAAGTAAGGCTTTATTTATTTATGATAGATTTAAAGGTGAGAAAATTGCGATTTTCTATAAATTTAAAGAGGAATATAACGCTTTACTTTCAGTTTTTGGTGGAGAAAACTTGACAAATGATGTTGAGGAGTTCGATAATACCGATAAATGTATAGCCTTGCAAATCGTTTCTGGGCGTGAGGGTATCAGTTTAAAGAATGCTAAGTACTTAGTTTATTATAATATTGATTTTAGTGCAACAAGTTACTGGCAATCACGTGATCGCTTAACCACAATGCAAAGGCAATCAAATGAAATATTTTGGATATTCTCAAAAGGAGGTATCGAAATGGATATTTACAAAACAGTATTAAAGAAAAAAGATTATACACTAAAAATATTTAAAGAAAATGAACGTACTATCACTATTTAACGGAATGAATACAGGCAGACAAGCCTTAGAAAATATAGGAATAAAAGTTAATAAATACTATTCAAGTGAGATAAAACCTTATGCAATTGAATTAACTCAATATCATTTCCCTGATACTATTCAAGTTGGTGATGTAACCAAATGGAGAGAATGGTATATTGATTGGCAAACTATTGATTTAGTTTTAAGTGGTTCACCTTGTCAGGATTTAAGTGCTGCAGGTAAACGAGCAGGGATTAATGGTAAAAAGTCAAGTTTATTTTTTGTATTTATTGAAATATTAGAACATATAAAATCATTAAATCCAAATGTTTTATTCCTGCAAGAGAATGTTGGTTCTGCTTCAAAGTTAGATGTTGGAATTATGAGCAGAGCTTTAGGAGTTTATCCTGTTAGAATTAATAGTAGTTTGTTAACGGCTCAATTAAGAGATCGTTATTATTGGAGTAACATAAAAACAAAGGAAACGATGTTTGATGTAGTTACAGATATACCTCAACCAAAAGATAAAGGTATAATGTTTAAGGATATAATTACAGATGGAAATGTTGAACGAGTAAAAGCATTGGCATTATTAGAAAGTGAAAGTCGAGTTTGCACAAGTCAAGAAAGTATAAAAAATAGAGCAGCAAAAGAATTTATAAATATGATTTATATAGGCGATGAACTAAGAGTTAAAACAAACACAATAAAAGGTTTTGATGTAGTAACAGAAAATGATTGTATTGATTTATCATTTCCAACTTCAACTTCAACAACTCGCAGAGGTAGAGTTACAAAAGGCAAAAGTCCTTGTTTAATGGAAAGTAATAATAATCTTTATTCTTATAAAGATGGAATTGTTAGGACTGTTAATCAAATTGAAATGGAAAGATTACAAGGTTTCCCTGATGGTTATACTTCGATACTTTCAAAAAATAAAGCAGGATCATTATTAGGTGATGGATGGACTTTACCAATAATAGAACATATTTTCAGTTTTATTAGGATATAACAAAATAAGTTTTGTATATTTGTACAACCGCCAAAGTGAAAACATTAACAACCCTTCTCTTTTGTACTTGGCGGTATCATTTGAGAGGGGTTTATTTTTTAAATTAATATTATGAGTTATCCAGATTTCAACAAATTAATTACTAATGACAAACCAAAGCAATATCAAATCGGTATCGATACTTTTCAACGAGCTGAGGCAAATCTTTCAAAGGAGGAAATTTTAGCAATTTGTAAATTCAATATTGATAAATACACCTGGAGGAAAAAGAACCAGGATAAACAAGACTTTGAGAAAATAATCGATTATGCCAATTGGGCAATTAAAAACTTATAGCAATGAATATAATTAACTACAGAGGATTTGATTTTGAATTTGAATATACGTATTCAAAAGGTAGAGCTGCAACTTTAGAAGAGCCACAAGAATACGAAGAGTGGGAAGTTTACAATATTACTTTAAATGGTATCGATGCCGATGAATTATTGGATAGGTATCACGATGATTTTATTGATGCAGTAATTGAACAATTAAAAGATTAATAGTATGGAAAATTTAGCAGCCGCAGCAATAGGTTTTTTTTTAGGTATATTTATTTGCGTTAATGTTTTGATTTACGAGCAATGGAAAAATAAATTAAAATAATATGGAATACCTTATTATTAAAAATCAAAAAATCGGTGTGCATTTAGATCCTCAGGTGGGTTTAAATAATCGACCTTTTAGAATGATTGCCACATACATAAATGAAAATGTTAATCAGAAATGGAGCAATTTAAAAAAAGCCTTTTGTTATCATTGGATTTATACTTTTAAATATTTAGATAACGATGAAGTATTTGAATTAGAATTTGATTATAATGATAACTTTGTTAGAAAATTATGACAGCAAAAGAAAAAGCAAAAGAATTAGTTTACAAGTATCAATGTGGTTATAAAAATAATGATGGGTTTAATTATCCATTTAACAATGATTTTGAGGATGCCAAACAATGTGCATTAATAGCAGTTGATGAATTAATAAATAATATAAAACCTATTGAAATAAATCAATTAATAACTTCTTTTAAGTCTGGAAAAGATTTTAATGATAATTTTAATTTTATGAATAATTGTATTACTAAAAATTTAATAAATGAAAAATTATATTGGAAAGAAGTAAAACAAGAAATAAAACTATTATGAAGCCTTCAGAAAAGAAATCCAAGCAGTTGGATATAAAAGTATCACCAAATGAAATCGAAATGTTTGGTGGTTTAGATAACATTAAAAAATTATTAAGGGCAGTTGTACGTGATGTGTCTGTTCCTGTTAATGTTAAAATGGAATATGTTAAAAGATATGAAAAACAAAAAGCAAATTATGAATACTAAAAGAAAGAATATATTAATGCATAAACTTTACTGCATTTGTCAATTACAACTCGAAGTACTCGATGAACTTAATCCAACAACTGAAAAGATGGTTAAGTATAAAAACGATTTGATTGGACTTTGTGAGGAGCTTAATAATAATGTGGCTGATACCTACACAATCCAAAAGAGCACTTACTTCCATGAGTTATCAAATAAAATAGATACAATACTTAGAAAGAACTTTAACGAAAAAATGTAATGACAGAGCAACAAATACAAACGAAAATTAAAAAGAAACTTCAGGAGCGTGGTTGGTATGTAACAAAACTTATTAAAACCTCAACCAATGGCATTCCCGACCTTCTCGCAATCAAATACGGAAAGGTTATGTTTATCGAAGTAAAACGAGAAAATGGTATATTATCACCTTTGCAAGAATTACGTCGCTTAGAACTCATGGAAGCAGGTGCAATTGTAAAAGTATGGAGCGATTACGAAATTGACTTTAAAAATAAATACTAATTTTGTTACAAAACACTTTTTTTTAGTTATATTTGTAGAGATATGATTAAACCTTATACAATTTCCACTCAAATGTGGCTCGAAAAAGATAACGATGACTTAGGATTGAGTGGCTCGTATGTGGAATTTAGGGTGGTTGTTGATAGTATAAGCGGTTTTTGGGTTGAAAATGATGATGAGATAGTACTCGTTATTAATGGAACAGTCTTTTACATTGAAAGTAATGATAATTTATTGATTTTTTTAAAGCAATATTTTAATCCTTTAACATTATGATATTAATCGAATTAGCTAAGAAGGATTCCCAATGGAGAAAAATGGCTTTACAAATATGTAAATCCAAGGACTTAGCTGATGAGTTAGTGCAGGAAATGTATATTAAATTATCAAATCGTGAAACCAATGTAACAGATGGTTATATCTTTGTAACTTTACGATCATTATTTTACGACTCACTTAAAAACAACGATATTTTAATCGATGATTTTAGTAAATTTGAATTATTAGAAACTGAATATATTGAGCCAATCGATTATGTTAAACTTTCGAAAGGATTAACCTGGTACGAAAAGACTATGTTCGAGCTTTCAACATTCGTAGGGCAGCGAGAATTATCAAGAAGGACAGAAATACCATTACAAACTATACATCGAGTTAATAAGATGGTTAAAATAAAATTAAATGGCAAAAAGAAGGACTAAAAAAGAGATACAAGGTTTAGGTGATGTAATTGCTGCGGTTACTTCAGCAGTTGGAATTGAACCTTGTGAAGGGTGCAATAATAGGCAATTTTCTTTAAATCGTTTATTTAACTTTAAAACAGTTAAATCTGAAATGACTCAAGAGGATAAAGATATTTTTAGTATTTTTATGGAGTCAAAAGGTCAAAGGGTAATCGATGGTAAAAGAACAGAGTTAAATTTAGATGATATTGATTATTTAAATAATTTATATTCATTTTACTTTGGATTAGATAATTCAAATTGCCCAAGCTGCTCAAAAGTTCACGAGCAAGTAATTAAAGACCTTTTTAAATTGTATTCTTATGCCAATTAGTTTTGATTATGATGGTACACTTTCAACAAAGAAAGGGAAGGAACTTGCAAAGAAATTTATTTCTGAAGGTAAGGATGTAAGAATTTTAACAGCTCGAGAAAGTTCTGGAGATAATAGAGATTTAAACAACACAGCTAACGAATTAGGAATAGAAAATATTTACTATACCAATGGTAGAGATAAATGGAGCTTTGTCATTAAATATAAAATAAAAGAGCATTACGATAATAATCAGGAGCAAGTTGATAAGATAAACGAGAAAACAACTGCAAAAGGTATATTATTTAAGGATTAGGAATTGAATAATCAATTTTTTTCAAATGGAAGAAGTTAAAAAAATGGGAGGTGCGAGAATTGGAGCAGGTAGAAAACCAAAGATTGATGAGATTAGTCTCATTCAAGCTATGGATACAATTGCTGTACCAGAAAAACTTTGGAAAGCATTACTTAAAAAAGCTGAAGAAGGTGATACAAATGCAATAAAAACTTGGTTACAATATCGTTACGGAATGCCTAAACAAGTTATCGATCAGAATATCAATATAGAGAAACCAATTTTTAATTCACTAGATTTGGATGTTCCAACAAACGACAGCACAGAGTAAGATTGCACGATTGCGGAAACGTGTTAGAATTGTGCAAGGTGGAACGAGTAGTTCTAAGACGTTTTCGATTTTACCTTTATTAATAACTTACGCTATACAAAATCCATTTTCAGAGATTAGTATAGTTAGTGAGAGCATTCCGCATTTAAAAAGGGGAGCTTTAAAGGATTTCCAAAAGATAATGATATTGACAGATAATTATAAAGATGCTAATTTCAATCGTTCATCTTTAAAATATACCTTCTCAAATAATTCATACATCGAATTTTTCAGCGTTGACCAACCCGATAAACTCAGAGGAGCAAGAAGGGATATTTTATTCATAAACGAGTGTAATAATATCGACTTTGAAAGTTACCAACAACTCGCAATTCGTACAAAGAAATTTATTTACTTAGATTACAATCCAACAAATGAGTTTTGGGTTCAAACTGAACTTATAAACGATGCTGATAGTGATTTTGTAGTTTTAACTTACAAAGATAATGAGGCACTCGATCCTGCAATTGTACGAGAGATTGAAAAAGCAAAAGAAAAAGCACTAACCTCAACATATTGGGCGAATTGGTGGAACGTTTACGGACTCGGTCAGCTTGGCTCTCTTGAGGGTGTAATCTTTCAAAATTGGGAGCAAATAGATAACATTCCAAGTGAGGCGAAATTCTTAGGATGTGGATTAGATTTTGGTTACTCAAATGATCCAACTGCTTTAATCGGAGTTTATGAATACAATGGTAAGATTATTGCTGATGAGTTAATTTATTCGACTTCGCTTTTAAACTCTGATATTATAACATTAATGAAGCAAGAGCGAACTGCTCCAATTTGGGCAGACTCTGCAGAACCTAAAAGCATTGAGGAAATAAGAAGGGCAGGATATAATATTAAACCTGTTATAAAGGGTGCAGATAGTATTAACTTTGGTATTTCAGTACTTCAGCAAAAGGATTTATTAATTACAAAATCGAGTACCAATTTAATAAAAGAGCTTAGGCACTACTCGTGGGATGTTGATAAAACAGGGAAAAAGTTAAATAAACCTATTGACGATTTTAACCACGCACTCGATGCACTTCGCTACTTTGCAATGATGAGCCTATCGATTAAGCAATCACGCAAAATAATAATTACATAAATCACTTAACAAAACAACTTTTTAACGTTATATAAGTATGAGAGTTATAATTCCAACAGATTTAAAAGATATTAAACTATCGCAATACTTGAGATATGTGCAGGTAGTAAAAGACAATCCAGATGATGATACTTTTGTTTGTATTCAAATGGTGGCTATTTTCTGTAACTTAACTGTTGCCGATGTAATGAAAATTCCTGTTTATGATTTTGCTGATATTGTAAAATCAATTGCTAAGGTTTTGGATCAACAACCTAAACTTGTACATACTTTTAAAATGAATAAAATCGAGTACGGATTTATTCCTAACTTTGATAAAATCACACTAGGAGAACACGCAACAATTGATACATTACTCGGTGATACTGATAATTTAGCTTTATTAATGAGCGTTTTATATCGACCAATTAAAAAGAAGGCTTTGCCTTTTTATTCTATTGAGGATTACGATGGTGATGAAACAAAAGCCGATTTATTTAGGGATGTTACAATGGATATTGTGAATGGTTCAATGCTTTTTTTTTGGACTTTAAGCAGAGAATTGTTGAACAATATGCTCTTGCATTTGGAGAGCAAGGCAGCGATGGAGGGCGTGAATTTGGAGGAAGTTTTACAGAGCGGTGGAGTTGGTATTGGACTTTTGTGCGACTTGCGAGAGAACTTAGAATTAATGTTCGAGAAGTTGGAAGAGAGCCTCTTCACGAGTCACTCACGTTATTATCTTTCTTAAATGATGAGTCAAATGAGGAAGCAAAACAATTAAAACAAAATTTTAAGAAATGAAATCATTTTACAACGCAATAGATTATATCAAAAGTACTTTAGAAAGTGCTCCATTACTTAATACGATTACTCACGGCACTGATATTGTGGATAATGTTAAAAAAAATATATTCCCTTTGGCACATATTAACGTATTGAGTTCAAGCATTGGTTCTGGAGTTGTTAATTTTACATTTGAAATTGCAATCTTAGATATTAGAAACATATCTAAGATAAAAGTTAATGACAAGTTTTTAGGAAACGATAATGAACTCGACAATTTAAACACGTGTCACGCAATTTTGAACTATATGATAACGAAAATGCGTTTACAAAGAAATGATTTTGATATTGAATTGCAAAACGATCCAAGTTTGCAGCCAATTATGATGGCTTTTACGAATGCGTTGGATGGTTGGAAGTGTGATATTGAGTTAAGTGTTCCAAATATTGATTTAAGCGTGTGTTGCGATGGAAATTAATAAAGTACAAGAGGCTTTAAACGCTTTCGGAGAGTTAGTAATTGAAAGAGCAAAGCAAAACTTAAAAACAGGTGGGAAATATGGAACGCATAACACAACAGGGAAGCTTTCAAACTCGTTAGATTATAAAACTAAGGTAAGTAAAAACTCTATTGAGTTTGATTTTTATGCTGAGGACTATTGGAAGGAGTTGGATTTTGGAACTAAGGGAAGTAAATCGAGTAATAAAGCTCCAAATTCACCTTATAAAGCAAATGCAAACATTGCATCGATTGATAAATGGGTTGTTAAAAAAGGGTTGCAAGGGATTAGAAACAAAGGAGGACAGTTTACAAAGCGTAAAATGATGGTTGCAAGTATTACAAAATCCATAAATACAACAGGAACACCAGAAACAAAGTTTTTTAGGAGTGCTTTTGATATGGAATATAAAACTTTCGATGAAAATATTGCTGAAAAATACGGATTAGATTTAGAAACGTTTTTAAAATTTACACTTAAAGATATAAAATAAATGAATATAGTAAAGATAAGAAGTCCTTTTATAATTAAAATAGATGAGCCAACACAAGTATCGAGCAAGGTAGAAATATTCGCTTGGAATTATGGTGATGCTGTTCCAACTATTCCAAATCACGTAATGGTTAAGGATATACCTTCAGCTTCTCAGGTAGCTTGTTATTTTGATATAGCTATAGTACTTGATGAGTTTATAAACGTTTACAATGCTGTTAAAACAACTAATGTTGAAACTGAAAATGATAATGCTTGGTGTTTTTTTAAAGTTAAAAGATATTACAACGATGGTACTTTTAAATTATTAGATACTACTAATTACATAGGTATAAATGGATTTACGGAATACATACAAGGAACTCAAATCCCAATAGTTTCGGATTTTTATTTATTGAAAAATGAAAACATAATTAATACGTGGCAAAAGAATAACAATTACGGATATTTTAATTTATTAGTTGATGGAGTTGCACAGTCATACGAACTCTTACATCAAAATAGTGAAGAGACTTTCTCATATTCAGTGCCTTCAGATTTGATATTTTTAAAAATACCCTATTCAAATTCATTATTTACAAATCAAAATTTACCTTGTAATATTTATTTATTAAATACAGGAACTGATGTTGTTGAATTTTCAACAAATACAAATTCAATTGAGGAGTGTAAATATACACCTGTTGAATGCTCATTTGTAAATTCAAATGGTGGATGGGAGTTTCTAACGTTCTTTAAGGCACAAACTAACGCAATAAGTGCAAAAGGTTCAGAATATAATTTAATGCCAAATAAGGTTGATTATGATATTCACCAGGGGCAAAGTAAAATGTTTAATATAAATGGAAGTCAAACTATAAAAGTTAATACAGGATGGGTTGATGAAAATTATAATATATTAATTCATGATTTAATGTTAAGCGAAACAATTTTATTAGATGATAAACCTGCTAAACTTAAGACTCAATCACATACTTTTAAAACTCAATTAAAGGATAAAATGATAAACTTCGAAATTGAGTTTGAATATTCTTACAATTTAATTAATAATGTAGAGTAATGAGAAACGTATCTTTGTTTATTTATATTGATGGAGTATCAAAAAGAATTGAATTATTTAACGATGAAAAAATAAGTGTAACGAGTTCGCTGCAAAATGCAAATGATTTAGGTAAAATTTATACAGACTACTCTCAAAGTTTTACAATTCCTGCAAGTGATATAAACTACTTTACCTCTAACTTTTCCAGTCAATAATCCGATTTCATCCTCATCAACCATTGCAACCTGGTTATGGTCTGCAGTCAAACCTGTAGCGAAAACAAGATTTTTCTTTTCGTAAATAACTACTGAGTTTGAAGGTAAACCATTCAATACAGTTAGTGTGTGTCTACCAAATGCTAAAGCAAAATCAGTATTTCCATTTCCGTAAGTAATTCCTTGAGTAGAAAGATAAAAACTATAAGCTTGAGCAACATCGGGAGAAACTGCAAAAACTAACTCTTTATTTCTCAATGCAATTGGCAAAGCATTTAAAGCAGGTTTCAAGTAAGAACTCAAAACGTTAGCCTCAGTTACTGCAGCTAAAGCAGTTGGTTTGTTTACATCAGCATCAGCAGCGAATAAAGTTAAGAATCCATCAAAGTTTACAGATGAAGTCCAAATATCTCCTTCTAATTTCTCACCAATAGCACCCAAAACCTCAGCTTGGATTGCATCCATAATATCAGATGGAGCAGTTGCATTTGCAGCACCACCACCCATAATACCATCTGACCATGTTTGTCTGAAATCTTCTTTACAAACATCAAAATCATTTTTGAATTTGAAAGGCTCGATTGTGTTTTCGTTTAAAACGATTGTACCTGCAGGAGCAAATCCACAAGAATATGCAGTTGTTCCATCTGTGTACGCAATTTTACGCAAAGACAATTTGTAATTTACATTTTCAGCGATTGTTACCGCTCCTTTTTCAATAGTATCAATCGTTTTAAACGCTTGACCGATAATCATACCAGCATCCTTACCAGCATAGTTTGAACTCACAGTTGTTGTTGTAGCCATTTTTTAATTTAATTTTTTAAGTTGTTTAATATTTTTTGTGATCGTGTAAGCTTCACATTTTTATTAGAAGTTTCAGCAACTTCTGGTTTTGCTTTTGTTGATGCTTTAACCTCAACTTGTGAAGTTTTAACCTCTTTAATTTGAGCTGTCAATTCAGTTCTAATTGTTTCAATTTGTTTTGCAACTTCAATACTCATAGAGGTAACAATTGATTTTATCATTTCCTCAGTTGACATTTCAACCGCTTCAGCTTCAGCAGGTGCAGCATCTACTCCTTCCTCTTCTGCCATTGCGTCTTTAATTTCAGCAATAACACCTTCCTCGGTAATTACTAAAATTCTACCATCCTCAAGTTCGTGTTCTCCAATTGGAGCAGGAACTTTGTCACCATTTTCAGCTACGATAAAAACAGGTTTACCTGCTTCAAAACTATCAGCTTCTAAAATGGTTACACCATCTTTTAATTTCATCGTTTCCAAGGCAACTTGTACCTCTTCAACGTGTGCAACTTCCTCAGACAATTTTACCGAAGCAAAACCCTCTTTAATTGCATTAACAATTGTTTCTAAATTCATATTATAATCACTTTTTAAATTTACTTTTTCCATATCAAAAACTCCATCAATTGAGAAGCCTTTAACCTTTCCTGTTTTAACGTAGTCATTCCAAATCTCGTCGTTATTAATTTTCATCAAACCAAACCAACTACCAACAGGCTCATTAAAACCATAGTGTACACTTTTATCGTGTACCTCATCCTCTTTTATCCAACTTTCAACAAAGGTTACATTTTCAATCTGATTTCCTGAGTGTTCGATAGTCGAATTACTTTGGTATCCTTTTAATGCAAAATTTTGCTGAACTTGTTTAATGGTTTCTTTTGGAAATACTATATTAAACTCTTGACCGTCTTGATTTCTGTAAATCGGTTGGTTTGGAATTAATATTGCACCCATCAAAATACGCTGCTCTTCATTAACTGTAGCGAGTTTCAACTCTTTTTGCTTTGATAATGTAATGAAATTTACACCAATTGCAGGATCAGAAACTAAGGACACGCAATAAACGCCCTCATTTTCTCCTTCATTAAATATAACATTGTATGTTTCCATAATAGTATAACTTTATTTTATTGTTTTGTTATAAACTTTTTTTACTTTATAAGCCTATAACCTTAAAATTAATTTATTTTTTAAGGTTATAGGCTGAAATTTTTACCCTATCGATGCATTTGATATGATATTCCTATTTAAAGCCTGTCCTGTAGTAACTGCTCCCGCTACAACATAGGCTTGAATAGGTTGTTGATTTTGTCCTCCTATTGCTTGAGCAATTTGGTTTGTACCACTTGCTCCTATTACATTAAATTGTGGCGGTGTTGGTGCTCCACCACCTGCACCCCCTCCGCTTGGAGCTGAACCACCTGCTGAACCACCACCAACCGCTGACAATGCTTTTGCAGTTGAGGCTATTGTAGTGGCTACTCCCAAAGCTGTAGTAATATTATTAAAAGCTATAATTGGAGCAGCACTACCAGGAACAGCTGCATTAGCAGGAGATGCCAAAGCTGCTATATTTGCTATATTATTAGAAATAATCATTTTACCGATACCAATAGCATTTTCTGCAATAATAGCTGCTTTTTGAATTGCTTTATTTTTACCCCCAATCTCTTTTAAAAAATTAATTGCACTACTTGCTAAAGCAAATTGAGCGTCTTGTATATCCTTTTTTTGTTGTGCCTCAGCTTGAGCAATTTTTATTTTATCTTTTGAGCTCCTATCCTCTTCATTTGTTGTAGCATCGTTATAAGTAGCTAAAGCTTCGAGTTGTCCTTCTCTTTGTGTTTTTAAATCCTCCTCATATTTATCGGATTTCTCTTTTGCTTTTGTGAAAAAATCCTCAGCCTCTTTTTCATCATCCTTTTGCTTTTTTAAATCATCATTCTTTTTTTTACTTAAAGCTTCCTCATTTGCTTTTGCAGCTTTTTCATTTGCATCTTTATTTTTTTTATCCTTTTCTGCTTGTCTCTCATCATCAATAGAATTTAACTCTCTATTTAATTTTTTAGCCAAAGCAATCTGATCAGCTCCATCCTCTTTTAACGCTTCAGCATAAGCATTTTTTGCGTCAATTTTTTTCTTTGTATATTCATCAATTTGGTCTCCATGCTCTTGCATAAACTTTTTATTTACTGACAATGTTTTATCAGCATCGCTTTTAAGTTTATCTAAAGCTCTTGAAGCATCAGAAGTTGCACCTACAAAATCCGTAATTGAGTTTACTATTCCACCTACAAAATCACCAACCGAAGCAAGTCCAGGTATAAGGTTCATTATAACCTTTTTAACTTTGTCAAAATTTGCTATTAATAAACCAACCCCAACAACTAAAGCACCAACTCCTGTACCGATTAAAGCCAATCTAAAAAGCTTCATTCCTGTAGTTGCTGCACCTGTTACAAAAGTATAAGCAGCAGTTGCTGCTGAAAGTGTTTTCTGTACTACTGATGTGTTTTTTAATACCGCTCCTAACTGTTTAAAACTGTCAACACTTTCACCAATAGTTTGCAACCCTTGAGATAGTGCCATAGCTGACTGAACTTTCAAAAGTGTTTTTTCGACATCGGCTGACTCAGCACCAAATAAAGCCATTCCACCTTGCACTGCTGCAAATCCTCCTGCAACACCCGCAAGGGAACTGCTTAAAGCTTTGAATTTAGCATCTGGATTAAAGGCATCTGTTAAAGCTTTGGCATCACCAATTTTGTCTTTTAATTCTCCCGCTCTTTTAGCAGCTTCAACAGCTTGTTTTGAAGTCGCACCGAATTTATCCGACAAACTTGAAACTTCTGCTTGTGCTTCTCTTAATTGACTTTTTAAAGATCCAACAGCTTGATCTGCATTTCCTTTTATTTGTATATCAATTACTTTCTCAATTGCCATTTTAATAGTTTTTTAAATAGTTTATAGTTTGTTTTTGGATATTCGAATTTTCCTTTTGCAATTGCAATTGAGTCTGTATTTTCGTAATGCTCTGCCAATTTTAGCATTTCCATTATATGCTGTATCATAAAGTTTGAGTTAAGTTAATATATTCAGTAATTTGTAAAATTCCTTCGGTATAGTATTCAATTCCTATTCTATCATCTCTATCAATTCCACTTGTATTTTGTGGTGCATTAATATCTAAAATAAAATCATTGTAATTGTCTGCAGTTGGTGTATAATTCAAAAAGTTTTCAGCGTTCTTAATATTGAAATAATCGTAATCGTTTTTAAAAATTGTAATTTTAAAGTCTTGATTTGTATTGTCAATAGTCGTGAACATAGTATCCGCATATCTATAACCTACAGTTGAAGCTGAATTAATACCTCTGTAATCAGTTATTAACTCAAATGTGGTTTCTCCACTTGTTAAATCAGTTGTAAAGTTGTTTATAATATACCTTTTATCACGTATAATTAACCTATCATTTAAATTTAAACCTAATTTTTTACCATAGTAATCTGTAATGTTTGATGCTAAAAGTTTTTGAGGTAACAATGCTTTAACTTTTAAAATTCTCGTTTTAATATTATATAAGTTTTGCACATAATTGCTATACATTCTATAATACAAACCATTTGGAGCTAAAACATTATACCAAGGACTTTGCTCATTTCCAAAGTTCATTGTCATTAATTGCGTTGGATCAGTTGAAATGTTTGTATATTCGTTTGAAAATCTTTGATAAGTTGAAAAGGTTGTTGTACTTGTTTCGGTTGTCATTATTATAGGAGTTGAAACTGTACTCATATTATTGTTATAAATTAACATAGGTTTAGGAGTGTAAGGGTTCAAATCCTTATCAATCAAAGTAGCTGTTAAAAAATTTTCGTTTACAGTTTTTTCAAATAATACATTTTCAAATGGTAGTTTAATATCATAGTTTGAGCTCTCATTTGCATTTATATCCGAATAAATTAAATCACCATATTCAGCGTTGTTATTTCTATAAAAAGCGTTGTTTAAAATATTAGTACTTTTTTCATATTGGAAATTAATAGCCTTAAACAATTTTGGTCTTTCAATATCAAACTCTTCTGAATAAATATATTTTGTTACATCTAAAATCTTTCCTGCATTGTAATACATTTCCAAAGGTATAAGTTCGAAAACTCTTGGACTTATTGGAATTATCATTAAATTAAAAGCTTTAATAATACCTGTTATAAAAGCCTCAACTGTAATATCTGGAACGTAATTGGATATGTTTATCCTTGATACTGTAGATTGCGATGCACTTGTTATTGATGTAGCAAATGAATTAATTGCATTATTGTTATATCTCCAATACCAAAACTTTGAATTAAAACTATTCGAAGCATCAGATGAAATTTTAACCTCATAAACATTATTTTGTGGTTCATTTTGCTTACTAAAAAAATCAATTTGAAAAGCATTTCCCGCACTTCCTGCTATTCCTTGTAAATTTGTAAACGTTGAAAATAACAAACCATTTTTATAAATAAAAACACTATAAGGAATTGTTAAATCTGCAGGAGTTACTGTTAATTGTATTTTAATTTTTGTATTATAAGCTGCACCACTTGCAAAATTCCAATTCGTTGTTATTTTACCTGTAGATATATTTAACTCAGGGAAAGAACCTGTATTTGTATTTGGTTTTAAAGTGAATTTTTCAGTTTGTACTTTTAATTTCTCGGCATTTTTTAAATATAAATTTAATGCTGTGAATTGCTGCATATTTAAGAAAGTACCTTGAAAGGTTAATCCAAAATAATTATTAATCCTATCAAAAACTCGCTCCAAAGATATAGCAGGAAATAGCTCATTCCATTTTATTGGTGCTGTACTTAATGTTATATCCTCTGTAGCAATACCCGCAAGGGAACTGCTTAAGGCTTTGAATTTAGCATCTGGATTAAAGGCATCTGTTAAAGCTTTGGCATCACCAATTTTGTCTTTTAATTCTCCCGCTCTTTTAGCAGCTTCAACAGCT